CGCAAGACTCTCTGAATTTACCTGTCCAGAAAGACTTGCCAGTGTTAACTCGCGACCCAAAAGTCTCGAGCACACTCACAATGGACTGCACATATTCTACGGGGACGATAATATCGTCACCGTAGACGCGCACCTTGTCAAGAAATGCCTTTATGGATTTCTTGCTAAGGGGTGTGTTGAGCTCCCGTTCGATCCCGAGGAATATCAATGTCGTAAAGACCATTGCTTCCATAGGGAACGTAAGAGCTGAACCCATCGATGCGAACTTGGCAAGGCGAACAACACCTTGACCAGGAACATCAGCTTTACGGCTCCTGCAAGCGTCGACGGCCCCATGCAAATGGGGATGGTCGACAAGCATGAGCCTTACCAGCTGATTCGAAACGCGATCGGACGCATCACTCAGATCGAGTGTTGCTAGTGTTCCATTACAGGAACCTTCGAGGGCCATGCGCTGGTTAGGCGTCTGGTCATCAAAGCCGATAAGCCTATTGAGTTTATCATCACTCTCTAGGTACTTAAGGAGAATCTCATAGATCCCCTGCTGTACGTACTGTACAGAAGTGGGCTCCATGGCGATAATCCTCGGCGTTTTGAGCGTCTTAGGAACGGAGATGACTTGTACAGGCATCTCTGAACCGGGTTCGACGATGTCCACATCGGCATACTGGTCGAGAAACCGCCAGTTTGGTAGAAGGAATTCCCCAGCGGGGAACAACTTCTCCAGCCGTTGAGTCCATGCCCTATTGCGATACTTTGCGTTTCCACGCAACTTATCGGCAGTAGATCCTGGACCATGTTTGGGAACAACCTTCCCGTAGTAGATATCACTATCTACTTTCGAGAATATGCTCGCAAACAATAGTGAGGAGACCCTCTTGAAATCTGCAAGATCTGCAGACGACATCGAGGAATCAACCTCACGGACATCGTTCTCACAATCGATGTAACCACGCATAGCTTTTCTCACCCGAGTATCACTACAAGGGAGAGAAATCTTGTCATACAGCAACGTAAGTTGCCGTACAGCAAGAATTGCATCTATGCATGGTGCATCGAGCAACACACCACTACTACGGTCGAACACACGATCGAGGAAACCTCGTAGAAATACGGGGAGACCTGCTCTCCACTGGAAACCAGTGAAGAGATCGCGATCGACCCAGCCTCGGTCAAGACCTTTTTGGAGGTCCTTTCCGAATTTGGGTAGGGTAATCGTCAAAAACGAGAACCCCTCATGTTCGCACCGAACCTGGACTGTTTTAAAGTCCATGGTGGCGCTAGTGCAACACCAACTAGCAGACTCGTCTGCTAGCTTTTTCCAGAGCATCATTTGGCTTTTCATGATTCCTCCTAATAGAGGTAAACATCCAAAGCCTGATTTTGCTCGCTACTATGATCCAGGACACCGGTGTATCTGGTGCCCTTTCTCATAGAAACCGTTGACACTCCTCTAGCTAATAAAACTCGCTAGAAGAGCACCACCCAGCGTACAGACCGCAAGCAGCAGAGAAAAGACGACCAATAGACGCCAATCAAGGCGGATATATAGCCATCGTCCCTACTGCGAACGAAAAATGTACGTAGCTGATAAATCAGCTCTCACCTCCAAGAAGCTTGGTGATGAGAAGGTCCGAGGATGCGGTATACTGGGTTTTAAAGCCCGTGTAGATCGCAAGAGCCTCAGCGTTCGTGTACCCTGCAACAGGTAGGTCGAAGACGAGATAATGAGACATCCCGACTTTGACGTTCTGAGCAGGAATAAACGGATCTGAGGTTACCTTGGAATGGTCAACCCTCAAGACCCTTCGGACTCTCTTCCCGTAGGAAGAAGAGCCCGTCAGGTCAATGAGACCATCGGCACTAGTGTATTTGCTATTGCCCAAGCCCGTATCAGTACGTGGCAAGGGAGTAGTAACCGCACTAATTGTGATGGTTTGTGGATCGGCGAACGCCATCAGGCGTGCTCCTTTTCTGCCTACATTATGTAGACATGGTGTTTGTAGCGGTGCAAAACCGCTAGCTACGTCGGGAAATCCCCAACGCAGCCAGAATCGAAGCCTGGAATCCTGACAAGGAATTCCAAGTAACTCCGAAACCATAGGGATTAGCCGGGATTCTCTTCTTGGTCTCAGTGACCAAAACGAGAGGACCCTTCCCAACATTCGGGGCATTCAATAGCCCTGAAGTGCTGAGATTATAGGTATATTTAGTGATGGTTCTTTCCATCATATACCCATATGGCATAATCAGACCACCGGTTGCAAACCTGTCGATATTATGCAACACATCGC